ACTTACTGCTTCAATTTTAGGAATTAATTTTGATTTTGGAGAATAATTATTTTTCCCTGTTTCTAAATCCTTTTCCCAATGATGTTGTACTTTATCATAAGTAAATGGCCCTTTAACAATTCCTGTTCCAAGTAATGCCATTTCAAATAATGAATGCCGTAAAATAGTTATAGCACTTGTTGATTCTAATTGGTCATGAATTAATTTCTCCATATTATGAGATGTTGTCTCAGCCGGAGAAATTTGTGGTTCTGCTCTGGAATCTATTGCTGGACCTTTAACAAAATTAGCTTCACCTAATTCCTTTTCTAATCCACCTAAAACATCATTAACAGTTTGTCCAGGTTGCAAATCTTTTCCATCACCAGGAAATCCATAAGGACTTTCATTAGGTTCTGCTTCCGCTTCCGTTTCTGGTTCTGGATTTTTTGAAATATGAGCATACTCACTTGCACCTTCAGGTACAGGAGTTGGTTGTATACCTAATGGAAATTTACCACTAGAAAATAATACTTCAATAATTTGACCAAAAGCAGCCATTACTTTTGTCTTTGTTATTTTAACAAAAACTTTTGACTTTTCACTTTCAGTAAATTGCATATCATTTCCATAGATTCCTCTATAATTACGATATGCTCTTAACCATCTTTTTTCATCAAACTGTCGAGCATTTTCGGCAGATTGAAATTTTTCTTTTATAGTTCCGGCAAGATTATTGTATGCATCATCTTCTTCGGTATCACCGAGAGCTATGATTTGGTCTTCAGCCATTATTTTTAACTATTAAATGAGCCTTGTTTAATTTTTGCTTTTGACCAAGCAGCAGGTTTCTCGTTAGCAACTTTACCGCCTGCATCAGAAAATTCTCCTTGTGAGTATTTTTTCATAACACTTGCATCAAGTTTTTCATTAGGTGCTTTTCCATAATCTGCACCAAATTCACCATGCTTATATTTTTTCATAATTGGTTGTGGCATTATTTCCCCCTAGTAATCTTTTTCGTTCGCCATCTTCCAAAAAGATGCCTGAACTTGTTTATTTTTTTTAGTTTGATAATCTTTAGTTGCAACATCAGCGTCAGCTTCTGCTGTTAAATTAAGATTTTTCATTTTATCCTTTTTCTTTGGATATGGCATACCTAAATCGCCTTGTTTATATTTAGTCAACACTGGTTGTGGCACTTAACCCTCCTCTATTTTTTCTTTTATATAATTTAGTAACCAAGGATTATCTCGTATTACTGTTATAAGTCCATTTGCAACTGTAGTACAAACTTTCTCTTCATCTTTCTCATTCAAATTTGTATTCCATTGGTACATTATTCCATGAAATATTTCATGTATTAATGTATTTGCATGAGAGATTCCCGTATCATTATTGGCTAATCCAATAACTTTTTCTTTTTGAAAAAATTCACCGTAAGCTTCATTAGAAGAAGCAAGGTGTTTTTCCCATTCTTGAAACTTGTAATCCTGATAACCAATTTTTATTGTTTTTGGCAATTTAAATTTATTCATTTATTAATATCCAAATATGCGGTCAGCAGGCTTGAACTCTGGTTTCTGTTCTTTTCTTCTTAAATATTGATTATGATAACTGTCAGGATGTATTGGTCTTGTCATACATCCATATCGAAGTGCATCATATGCATGGTCTTCTACATCTGTATCCACATCTTCAGGATTATTTTTATCTGTTGGAAGAAGTGGAAATGTACGTAATAAATTACGACACGTATCAAATATTTTTAACTTTGGTTCCCCAGTATTTTTATCAAAGGATAATCTTTTATGTAATTCTAATTTTCCGTTTATTCGACTTCTAGGCGACCTATCTGATGGTCTCCATCTACATCCTTCACGAATCATTGTTTCAGCAATACTTGGACCAACATCTCCTCTTCTAGCCCATGTTGAAGAATCTAAAACTCCGTATCTAATATATTCGCCATGTTCTAAGTCTAAAACTTTTTTTGCAAATACATCGGCTGTCATTCGTTTTATATATAATTCTCTATAGACCCAAAGATTATTATCAAAATCTATTGCTATCCAGAGTACACAAGAATGACTTGAATATCCCCAGTCACACGCTCTAAATCTATGCCAATTTTTTGGTATCTCAAAAGGTTTAGCAATATGTTTTACTGGGTCAAATTCTGGAAATGCACAGTCTTCAAATGCAGACCAATCACCTTCTAGAAATTGTTTTCTTTGGACTTCAGGTAAAGACGATAGCATTACCAAATAATCATCTGTTTGAGTAAGATAAGGATTATCTTGTAGTTTTGCCGGTATAAATCGTCTTGTTATTTTCTTTTGACCTGCTATAGTATCAATAAGTACATCAAATTTTGTATTAGGTTGTGCAGGGTCAACGAACATTTCTTTTACCCACATTGAACCAACATTGCCAGGATTTCCTGTAGAACGCATATATACAGGTATTTCCGGGTCTACACTTCTTAATGATGAGCGTAGAAAATTATAAATCTCTGGTGTAGGATATTGTGGTAACTCATCAATTCCTATCCACGTATATGATTGTCCTTGATAACGTAATACATCTGTTAAGTTTTCAGCGTAACCAAATTCAATTCGTGCACCGGACGCAAATCTCCATTCCTTCTCTTGTTCTCTCCATTTTGCACCAGGAAATGCCTTTGGATATAATCTTTGAGAATGATTAATCATGTCTCTTAATTCAGGCATTGAACGTCTTAATAAAAGCGCTCTATGATTTTCCTTATGACAATAACGTAATGGGTCAACAAGCATGGCATAAGATTTTCCGCCACCTCTTGCTCCGCCATAGAAAACTTCTCTTTCAGAAGCTGCTAAAAATTCTGTCTGTGGCCCCTTATTAGGTTCAAAAATAATATTTTCTTTTACGTGTTCTTGAATATTAGGAGCTAAAGATTCAACTTCTTTTGTATCCAATACTGAAGATAATTTTCCCTTTAATGCATTATCAGCTTTTAATATAGTATCTCGTTTTACTTTAGCATTAGATAAATCATTACTTGCTTTAATAATTTTCTTTTGCTGTTTCCTAAGAGAAAGCCGTGCAGCTAATTTTGCTTTTTCTGCTAGGGTAAAATGTCTATCTCCCCTCTTTCTTCCACTATTTGTTTTAGGTTTTGGGGGTTCAATGTCTGCCATTTTTTATTTAATTTTCTTAATCCAACGTGACTAATATATCTTCCTGTTTTTTTAAAAAGCCAATGCGCTACTTCTCTATATGAACAGTTTTTTAAATATTCTTTTGCTTGTTCTAGTGCGTCAAGTTCTTCTTCAATTGGCTCTAAATATTTTTTATTTTCTGAAAGTTTATACCCAAAAGGTATAGTTGAACTTTTACGTTTGAGCATCTTTTGGTGGTAATATAAATATACCATGTGCTATTTTCGCATTTACATCAACTTTTTCTCGTTTGACAATTCCAACTCTATCGAGAACTTGTTTTGCAGCTTCAATACGAATATTGGCAGCCGGTGTCATTCCATCTTCATCCATTGCACTGACAAGACCCATAACAGCTTTAGGTGAATGAACAGCTAAAATTTCTTCTGCTCGTTCTACAATAATATCTTTTAATCCTTTTAAAATATTAGGATAAGATGTTTCTGCATAACCAGCAATTTCTCCAGCTTTTTTAGGATTACCATTTGCCTTCCCAAACAATGCCGTAACAAATACTTTTTGTTGAGAAGTTAATTCTTTATTTTGTCTTTTTTCTGGTAACATTTATAATTCTAGATGATTTTCGTATTAATCTTGGAGTTAATAATTTAAAAATAGTTATTAAAATTTCTTCCTCCCAAAATGCTTTTTTTAATTTGTTTAATACTCGACTAAAACCACTGTCTTTTTTGTTTACTTTTTGCTCGTCTTTCTTTTGCCCAGTCAGGTGTTTTGATATTTCTTTTTTCTCTTTCTTCATACCCCCTCTCTGCTGATTGCATGATTTGTTCCCTTGCCTTATCTTCTTTTCCTCCATTGTCGGAAATAAAAGAAAGATGTGGTGCAGATAAAATCATTTTTACAAATGGTTCTCTACATGGGAAATTTCGTTTATGTATAGGAAGATTCTCTGTAAATCTTTTTCCTGTTTTTGTATTTTCGTATGTATATAAAGGCATTTTATTTTTTCTTATTTCTGTTTGCAAAATTTCTAGCTGCGTCCACACTACCAAAGCCCCATTTTTTTAAAGCTAATGCTTTTCGTGTAGGTCTTCCTTTAGTATCTTTCATTGGCCCTTTCATTCCAGCAAATCGTGCTGCAAAAGAAACTTTTCGTGGATTTGCTCCTTTTGGTACAGGAGCTTTTAAATTTGAACCTTCTGTTCTTTTATAAAAATCTCTACCTGCTTTATTAAGGCCGCCTTTAGGA